CGCACACGGTAGTGGCGATGTTGTGCATATAGCAATGACCATACCGTTCCTGATGCTTATCCGCTTCCTATGATCGCTATCCATCGCCAGCCTGATCCAACGAAGTACCCACCGCCAGCATCGATACGAGCGGTACTCAGGGGAATGGCTCTCTACAACAAGGTTATTCGCAATGGCTAAACTCACGGCAAAGCGGCGCTCCGCAATGCCATCCAAAGACTTTGCCGGTCCGGGCAAATCATTTCCGATCAGCGATCCTACCCACGCCAGGCTAGCAATCAGCGGCGCTACGCGCTCAGAGCGTGCCGGCAACATCAGCGCCAGTGAAGCGGCTCGCATCAAGAGCGCGGCTCGCGGAAAGCTAGGGAAACGCTAATGGCACGCATGGACAGAGAGATCGGTAAGCGGAAGGCTGTCCCGAAGGCGCGCCATACCGGGCCGGCAGCCATGAAAGATGGCAGCCTGAAGCCGGTGGCGAAAGCGAAGCAAGAGGGTAGGGGAAGCGGTAAAGCTGCCAAACCGGCTCAAGTGCGTTCCTATGAGCAGAACGTAGACGGCGATTGGGCTGAAGGCGATATGGGCGCAGGCGACTATGGCGCACCCGGTGGCTCCTCGAAGGTTTCCGGTGGCTATGGTGTAACCCAAGTCAAGCAGATCAAGAGCAAAGCGCCATCCAGTGGCTCATTCAGAGCATCCGATGGCCTGGGCGGCGGTAAAGGCGGCATGGCCGTCCACAAGAGCGCCCGTGGCGTTGGAATGCACACCGACAAGATGATGTATGAGGAAGATTACTAATGGCTAAAATGCCAATTGTCCGTAGCCTGGGCAGTAAAGCAGCTCGTGGCCGTGGGCCGTATGTGGATAGCGATGCGTCAGGCAAAGGCAAGCCCGGAAACGGCGGCTTCCATGGCGAAGATGATTTGAAGCAGCATCAGAACATCGGCAAGAAAGGCAGCACTGCGGCTGAAAGCCCATTCGCCAAGCCATACGGCGATATGGGCAAAGGCTTCAGCATCGATAGCAGCGCTAAGAGCGCCGACATCCTGGGCCGCGACCTGAAGCACACAAGCGCCAAGCGGTAAGTGTTCATTGCGCTCATCCTATTAGCGTTAATCACGGCGCTCCTCTTAGCGCTGATAGCGGGACTTATGGGAGAGCTGGCGCTAGACATCATCCAAACGGTGGGGGAAATGGGAAAGCGCAAGAAAGCGTGCCAAGGCGATTCCCATAAGGTGCAGGATACAATAGGCGTGACCCGCACGCTTAACGGCGCTCCCGATTGGCACGCTGATCAGCTCAACGGCGATTGGGGGACCGATGCCCTCATCAATGAGCCATTAGAATTCGATCCCCCCAGCATGCATATGCGGTGGAAAGCGCTAGCGGAGCTATCGCCCCAATGGAGCGAACAGCGCTTTGGACGCGTCGAGACGGACATTAAGTGCGACATACCAAGCAGCGCTCTGGGCTACCGGGTAACCTGTAGCGTGGTGTTGCATGTGAACGCCCCCCATTGTGGTGCGGCTCTCGAATTTACCAGCAAGCTCATGACGCAGGTATTCGGCGAGCCGGAATGTGGGTGGGCTAGCGGGCCTGACATTTAGAATGCCTATGCGGAGCGTTTTAAAGCCCGCTGGATGGCCTTAACGGGGTGCTTGGCTACATGGGGAGCCGAAATTAGCTTCCCGCGCTGTAGGGTGCCTCTACGGGCTTTAAAATCGATGCCCTAAATTTACGCTGGCAGCGACGCCAAGAAATGCGGCGACAGATCAGGCAGCGACGGCGGCCATCGGGAGCGATGAAGGAATGCGCGGCCAATTCGTGACCGCGCGTGCAGTGAGTGGATACGGGCCGACCGCGTTTCATGGTGTAGCTCGATGTTCAGCATCCGTATTCCCGTCCATATCATCTAGCTCATTTAGTGCGTCCCAAAGCCGGTAGATGATGCGATCAAGACGCTTGTCTGTGCCTTGAAGTCCATCACTTAGCTTCGTGACCGCAGCGCCAATATCGTCTGTGACGCGGCGCAGCAAAGCGATTTCGTCTTCATTAAGCTTCGTCATTTCCGTTCTCCCATGTAAGCCTGCGATATGTCCCTGAAGGAAGGCGTCAGCATCGGTAGTCATTTCCTTATGACATGCCGTCCATGGCCGCCCCTCCATATTCGCGTTTGATGATGAAGTAGGGAATGGTCGCTTGTTCATTTCCCGTGCTCCCTTGCTTAAGACTGCAGCGCGTCATTCGGGAGCAATTACACCCTCCACCAGCAACACGGCATTCGCCGCTTGCTCACAAGCGCCGCACAATTCGTCATCGCGCCCCGCAACACCACCAGAAGTAAGGGCAGCGAAGATCAGGCGCTTGATCGCAGCTATGAGGAGCGCTTCTTCATCAGTTATCACGTCGGCTATCCCTTGCTGATGACGGCTCAGTTCTCAATACCGCACTCGCGTTCTAGTGGCGTGGGCTTAAAGGGATCAAAGCCAAGCGCTGACTTAAAGTCGGCATGAAAGCCGAATGGAACCTCACCGAGCATAGTGCGCACGGCAACGCGGTACGCGGTATGTGCGGCGATGTGGTCTTCAGGCTTTGGCCTGACGTTCTTTAGCGCTGTCGCTAGGCGTATTGCATCGGTTCGCGTCATCATTTCCGTGCTCCCTTGCTGATGTGGCTTAAAACTTCCCGTCGCCGTACAGAGCGCGCATATGGTTAGCCCATTCACGGGCTAGATAGGCTTCGCACTCAGCGCAGTTAAACTTGCCGGTGCAAGAGCCGTAAAACATGTTGGCGAAAGCTATAATGTGGTTCCAGTTGTACATTTCCGTACTCCTTTGGGGATTGCCTACAATTGTATGTTTGCCAGGGATGAGGGTTTCTGTTGTCCTGATAGTGCTAGGATATGGGATTTCTCCCGCATATGTCAACACCTATTTCATTGAGAGCCGCATTTTGCGGAAATTTAGAGTGGTTCTAATCCCGCGCTTGGCGTATGCTGGCGCTATCTGAACAGGAATTGTAGCGAATGTCGCGCCCTAAGGGCTTGCCGAAAACTGGCGGACGGAAAGCTGGCACGCCCAATAAGGTCACGCGCTCGCTCAAAGAGGACATCCTTGAGGCTTTCCTGAAGGTCGGTGGTGCAGACTATCTGGTTGGTAAGGCGCGAGAGAACCCTACAGCCTTCATGTCCCTTCTGGGGCGCGTGCTGCCCACAGAGCTATCAGGTGAGCAACGGCAGGACATCATTGTCCGCATCATGCGATTCGGAGATAAGCCCGATGACGTGCCAGGGGTGTGACAACGCTGCTTGTCGTAAGCATGGCTGCCAAGGTGGTGGTGGTGCTAAGCCATTGAATACATTGACACACGCTGCTAATGCCGTACGCCCGACAAACGTAGTTATCAGGCATAGGGGCGCTGGCGGTGCGGTAGCTGAGCGAGAGCTGTGGGAGGGAACGAAGCATATAGCAGAGGCGACCCCCCATGGCGTCGTGGCTGTAAAACAGGTAGCACCCTCTATCGTGCCTCCCCGAGAGTCAGCACCAAATTTTTCTAGAAAATCCGGTAAGACTGCGGTATAATGTCCGCATGCCGTATCTGACGGAAATCGAGCCGCGCGATCTGGACACGCTGAAGGCGCTTCCTTTCGACTTCCCGCAGTCAATGGCTGGCGGCTGTTTGGGCTTCCAAATCGAGTTTCGCTACCCGCAGGATATGCCGTTGCTTGAAGAGCATGTAAGGCGCGGATGGACGGTTTGCTGGGATCTGATTCATTTGGCTGCGCTTAAGCATTTCGCCACTCGCCGATGATGAATGTCGTGCACCGCTTGGTAGGCTACAGCAAAGCTACCTTGGTTGCCGTAGAGCATGAGATACCGGCTGACCTAATGCCTTTCATGAAGCTATTAGCTGGCCTCGCTCCTGACGACCCGGCTGTTATGTGCTACCCTCTTATCGCTAGCCGTGAGATTAGCTACTACTTGGAGGGCTTTAGTGATGAGACGTAAGCTGATAGTCACTCTTGACGACGACGAAGGCTACGAAGGTTGCGTGCTGGAAATGGTATGGGCAGATCGCGAAAGGCTATCGCCAAGCGAAGCCGAGCAGCTACACCAATACCTTGATTGGTACCGTGACCGAATTCACCCTACCGAATAACTGGCAGCCGCGTCCTTACCAGAACGCTCTGTGGAGCTATCTGGAAGGTGGTGGCAAGCGTGCGTTCGTGGTGGCTCATCGGCGCTGGGGGAAGGATGATGTGGCCCTGCATTGGACTGCTTGCGCTGCTCATCAGCGTGTCGGTACATACTGGCATATGCTACCGGAGGCATCGCAAGCGCGTAAGGCTGTATGGGAAGCTATCAACCCTCATACCGGAATACGTCGAATCGACGAAGCTTTCCCAATCGAGTTGCGAGCTGGTCGTAGCGGCACTCGTGAAAATGAGATGTACATCCGGTTTAAGTGCGGAAGCACTTGGCAGGTTGTCGGAAGCGATAACTACAACTCGCTAGTGGGCAGCCCGCCTATCGGCATTGTATTCTCCGAGTTCGCGTTGGCTGACCCTAGCAGCTGGGCGTACCTGCGGCCGATCCTGGCTGAGAATGGTGGCTGGGCGGTATTTATTACGACGCCTCGTGGGCGCAACCATGCGAGTGTGTTCTACGAGGGGGCTAAGGATGATCCGCTGTGGTACACGCAGCTTTCTCCTGCGACGCAGACGAGTGTGTTCACATCACAACAGCTGGATCAGGAGCGGGGAGAGCTTGTACGCGAATACGGGCCGGATGATGGTGACGCGCGGTTTAGGCAAGAGTACCTTTGCAGCTTTAGTGCTGGCGTTGTTGGTGCTTATTACGGCTCGCTGCTTGAACGTGCTGAGTCTGAGGGACGCTTCACTAGTGTACCTTGGGAACCTACTCTGCCTGTTCATACTGCATGGGATCTGGGTATTGGGGACGCCACGGCTATTTGGCTATTTCAACTGGCGGGCAGGGAAATCCACTGCATCGACTATATTGAAAACTCCGGAGTCGGGGTCGATTGGTACGTCAAGGAACTCGACAAGCGTCCCTACAAATGGGGACAACATCATCTCCCTCACGACGCGAAGGCTAAGGAGCTAACCACCGGCAAGACGCGCGAGGAGGTGCTGTGGTCGCTGGGGCTGACCAATACGCATATCGTAGCCAAGCTGTCGCTGGAGGATGGTATCAACGCTACGAGAGCTACGCTGCCGTTGTGCTGGTTCGATAAGGACAAGTGCGCACGCGGCATTAGCTGCTTGCAGAACTACCGCCGCAACTGGAGCGAGGAATTGCGTGTATATCAGGATACTCCTCGCCATGATTGGGCTAGTCACGGCGCTGACGCTTTCCGCTATCTTTCCCTCTCGGGCGCTAGGAACCGTGCGGGTCCGAAGAAGATCAAATACCCCTCGCTAGGGATTGTCTGATGGCGATATTCATGCACAACCCGGCTGCGTATCGCTGCTTCTGCCACGCCTGCGGTATGACGCGTTTCATACAGCGCAAATATCGCCAAGCCATTGCCGATGATGTAGATTATGCGGCTGAGGGGCCGGTGGTGGAAGACACGGTATCGCCTCCGGGCTACATACAATCCAACTATGCCCTAGGGATTGTCTGATGGATCGGCTGTTGGAATTGTCGCCTAAGGACATCCGGATAATTCTAGTAGCGCTTCGTCATTATGAAGATGATGTAGATTCGGCGCAGGATTGTCCTGATCTTAATGAATATGATGTGGCTAGCAACATCGATGATATGAACGTGATTCGTTCACTCATTGGCAGGCTTGAGCGCTAACAATGTGCCCATTCAATCGCGACAGGTGCTACGGCCAGTGCAGCGAATGCGAAGCTAACGGCTACAGCATTTACAATGTGGGGAGCGCTATGGGCGCTGAGACTAAGCGCACGGAAGAAGGCGTGACCGTTACGGAGCCTAATCCCGAGAAGCCGCTGTACTATCGCAATGGTAAGCTAACCGACGCGCCCAAGAAGGGCCGTCCCTATAAGCCAGGACAACCGAATCAATGAATCCTTACGGCCAGACATTACCTCCTGGCTTGCTTGCCCTTATACAGCAAGCGATGCAGCAGCAACAGATGCAGCCCCCGGGGCAAATGCCGCAGCAGGCGCAGCAACAGATGGGCAGCATGCAGCCTCCCGGTATGGGACAGGCTCAGATGGGCCAGCAGGGTCAGCTTAACCCTGCCATGCAGTCGAATCCGATACTCGCCGCACTACGGCAGCGCATCATGCAGCAGAAGATGATGGGCGGTGGCTTAAACGGCATGTCCACCGGCTACCCGACGCAGATGCCCACCACGGGGGGCGCTGGTAGCGCTGGGTTCTAAATCTGTGGGTGCGCAAGCTGCACCGTTAAAATCCCGGCCAGGGGGCAGCCATAATGAGCCGGGTGCGCCGAGCCTAAGGTACTTGGTGCCCACAGCACTATTAACTTGAGGGAAACCATATGTCTGACTTCGCACACCTACAGTCTGCCTACCACGCGGCGCTAGCTAAGATCGAGGCGCTTGAGCATAAGCTTGCCGAGCTTGTCGGCATGGCTCCCGCACCTGCTCCGGTACCGCCCCCGGCTCCCATGCCCGTACCTCCGCCAGCTCCCCATACGCCGGCTCCCGCCGTTGAGGAGCCTGCTCCCGCACCAACGCCTACCGTTGTGCATTAAGTGTATATCGCGTCCCTTTATCAACTTCTAGCGAAAGCAGGTACCATCGTGGCTGCCATTGACGACCTGAATACTGCCGTTGCCGCGCTCCAGACTGAGCAGGCTTCCATTGTCACCGAGCTTGGCCAGCTGTCGGCTGCGCTGACTGCGGCGCTTGCTGCGAGCGGTGCGAGCCTCGATCCGGCTATTGAGACGGCTGCGCAGAATATCACTGCTGCCGTGACTGCCTTGCAGACTGCCGGCGCTGCCAATCAGCCCCCGGCTGCTGCTGCTCCTGCGGCCGCGCCGGCTGCGGCTCCTGCTGCGTGAGCATCATCGAATGGAATGCCCTCCAGGCGCAGCTAAAGGAGCACACGCTGCTCCTGACGGCCCTGGAGGCTGCCATACAGGACTTATCGGAATCGCTGACTGCCAGCGACGCCAAGCTCCTGCAAGCCATTGACAAGAAGGTCACTGACTTGTGGGAACGTGTGGCTGATCTGGAAGGCCGACGCGCTCGCGGCAGCTTAGGGCAGCATTTAGCGTGAGTTGTGGCCTTAAAGAAGATCTTATTGATGTCATGATGGGTTTGGGGCGTGAGCATCGCGAGGGCTGGAGGAAGCTGAAGCTTAAGGCCGAGTACACGCCGGATCTGGAAGGCGGG